GGGAATTATAAAACTAGGTTCGCAATTGAACTATCATCTTTCAAATTATCTTCACAAGAAAGCTTACTAGAAGACATTTCTATCTGACTTATAATACCCGGAAGTTTACTTCTGGGGTATAGGCAGTATAGTATGGTCTTACTTTAGCACTTGTTTAGAATACAAAAAGATTGAATGATACTCAAATAGAACGAAACGTAGGAGACGGTCGGTCGGGGAGGGAAGATACTCAACTATTGTGGAGTATAGAACTCAACATCGTACTGAGCTACGACATAACCAACAGTGGACACGGCTGCATTAGTATAGCCTTCCGTCGCAACATATAACACACCTTGAACTGCTTGCAAAATATTTGCAGCAATTGGGGCGTCAGTTTTGAAGCGAGGAATACGTGAAAGATCTTTAAGACCTTGTAACGAACAATCTGAATAGAGGTTCGCCATGGTAGATGAGATATTTCGCATTTGGGCTGTAGTACTAGCAGGAACTGGATCTGTTCCATCATACTCTATTGAGAGAATAATGGATCCTGTTCCCGTGGTAGGTTGGTTGGATTGGAAGTAGAATGTTAATCTATGGAATACAAAGTATTCATATATTGGCGCGTATGCTGACAATCGAGGGAATGAAACCGGGTTAATTGCCCCAAAGTTCACGTTAGTACTAAACGATGTTGACAAGGTATAAATACCATTGGCAATAATTGGCATAGTCACTGCGGAAACTAGTTCTCGACCTGATACTCGGACACCTCCAGGGGAGGTTCCGGCTGTAATATTAAATAGATTAAGAGGGCTGGTAGCAGTAAATTGGTTTCTCGTTAGAGATAACGCATTATTGCCCCTTAAACCAGGATCCCGGGCCAAACCCGAGACTCCTCTCTTTCTTCGCTGTCGCCTCTGACGAGGTTTTGAGCCTAACTTACTCATTTGGGTAGTTAGTGTTTGGATTCTTCTCTCTAAGGCTTTAGTGTTGTTCATAGTATGGGATGCGCGATGAACTCGCGGACTGTACATCTGTATCACCGTATCATTACTTATCTTTGTCATCCAACCACCACATCTCTGGGTGAACCTGGAGAATACATATTCAACAAAATATTCAAATATTTAGTCGCCTCTTTAGAGCCGGTCTAGCCTAAGCTATGCCGATTATTACCTCTATTGTTAGAAACTATTTATCGAGAAATGGATACGTAGTCAGTAAACTGATTTTACATACCGATCTCGCACACATTGTGTGTATCATTTTGATGATGTTCGTCCTTCGCGTTGGAAAAAATTCCCGATAATATGTTGTCTACCCGTGCAGTCTCTCGACTCTACGTGTCTGGTCATCGTATGGCGCAGAATCACTTGGTACGGAAGTATTAAGCTTGATGAAAGCACCGTTTTGGGTAACAAAGTTACAGACCCCATGGGAAATTCTCGGCTAGTCCCCAGCCTCTGGATCAGTTTAACGTCATGATCTGGACCAACAACACTCCTCTTATTCCCCCTTAACGCCAACATCTTCCGAAATCTCCGGAACAACCACCCTCTTTGGGTACGGAGTCCAAGAAAGAAAATCTCTAGGAAGACGCAAGTTTTGTGCAGTGAAATAGGGTGGTAATTTATATTTGTAATTTTTCGTTAACACAACTTTTTGTGTGTCAACCACAGCTGAAAAACAGACTGCGGGGATTGTAGTATTACGAGAATTATGAAATTGGCGATACTGTTGGACACCTTGTCCATGGGCGAACTTATAAAGCTCACCAACAATCTTCTTTGCGTACTTTCGTTCACGAAGATTCACAGTAAACTTCCACCCTAGTGGTGGAATAACGCCCATACCTCCGTGACACATTGGAAGAAAGATATTCCTAAGAAATCTTCCAGTACTCAAGTTCACGAACGTATCCCTTTCAATCCGTTCCCTATCCATTGTATTGAACCAGGCGGCGAGCAATTCGCATTGACGTCCTGGTAATGATCCTTTTAAGAGATCATTTAACACTGTAACAACACCAGATCTGGCATCTTTGTCACCATCTTCCTCACACTCATGTTCGACTTTTTCAACTTTGTTTTTTCCATGGAATAAACCAGTATTTAAGAAATCGATCTTATATGCAGATCCTCCGATTGGACAGATCACGCATGTTGAGTTGACGTTAGTATATGACTTATGATGATAAGCCTTTCCCAC